GAGGTATTGCTCCATGCCGCGCGTGGCGGTAGAAGTTGGTTGATGGTATTAATGGCAAACGGCTATCGGTCGATCACACCTTCACACGTCGTTTACCTAATATTCAGGAGCGAAAAATGATCACGATTAAAGGTGTAACTGGTCGCAATATTGGTGGGGACTTGCTTAGAGTTAATGTGCATAGCTCGATCCCACTTGATATTTCCGATGTTTATGGCGAAAAAGTTAGAGGAAATCTCGTTCACGTAATTTCGTCAAAAAAACAGAAGATCGACGCACTCATCCGTGACTTAAAGCCTCTCTTAGAGTCGCTGTCTGAAGAGCACAGAGTTGCAACGGAGCAGAGCCTGCAGCGACTAGCTAGTGCCAAAGGCCCTAATAGGAAAAAGCGCCTTGAAGAGTTTCAGGCGTTTGTTTTATCGACGGGTAGTTCTGTTCTGGCTAACGTAATTTCACCCTACTTTTAGCGGTTTGCTTCGCGGTCGTGGTTGTCTCCACAGCCCCTTGAAGAGGACGTAGGCTATGTAGAGCGGGGCGAGGATCATAGTAGGTCTGCTCCTGCTTCGAGGAGGCCGTCGCGGTCTTCGCGCAGTGCTTTGTTCTCGGCGATCAGGGCCAGCACTACGGCAGGGGCGGCGGCGGCAGCGAAAGCCGCATCCTCTGCATTCAGCCCTATCGCCTCGAAGTCTGGGGCGGATATATACCCCCCAACCAGATCAGCATCCTCGGCCAATTGTTTTAGTTTTGAATGGTCGCTCATTGCTGCTCTCCATCGCGCTGCATCATGTAGGCGAGTTGTTCGTTGGTGAGCGGGCGTGAGCCCATGCGACGGCGATAATCTGAGCGCTGATGCTGGCTGCAAAACAGCGTGCCCGCACCCTTTGCGAACTGCACTCGTGCTCGCCTGACTTGGTGGCGCAGGTGGTTGATTTTTCGCTCATCCGATCACCGCCTTTATGGTCAGTACCAATGGAAGCCAGAAGAAGAGGGTGCAGCAGAGTGCGCACTTCGTGATCATGGCTGCACCAGTCCGTCATGGACGTCGAAGAAGTTGAGCCGGCCTTTCAACGGCGTAAACGCCATCGGCTTTGGATCGCGGAGCAGGAAGGCTTTCTCGCCCATGTACCAGCGCGAGTCGCTCGTATCCGTGCTGTCGACCAATTCCACCGAGCCGACGATGCCGCCCAACAGCAGCTCATTGATGGGTGGAACCTCTGCCGGGTGATTGATCAATCCGGCTTTCAGGGCAAACGAAACTGCCTCGGACCATTGCTTGCGTGTGCAACTCGCCGAAGCGTGTACGAGGAACCGGCCTCGAAACTTCGTGTGCCAGCTACGGTTCTCTATGTCCTTGCCGCCGTGGAGGATCAGCCAAGCCCATGGCTGTCGGATTGAAAGCGCCTTCATGGCGTCACCTCGCACGCTGCCGCTCGCTCGGCGGCGACCTCGTCGATGAGCGCTTGCGGCAGCCGTGCTGCGAATTCGCCTTCCGACCACGACAGCGGCTGAGACTTGCGGATCATCTCGTTCAGCAGATCGAATGCTGCAAGCAGCTGGCCATCGTTGATCTCGCCGTCCTCCGGTAGGTCGTCGCAGAAATGGTCTACCGGGTCGATTTCACGGGGATAGTTGGGCTCACAGATGCAGAGCTGCACGTCAGCGAGTTCGATATCGCTGTCGATCAGGTAGTCGCGTAGATCGTCTTCATCGAAGAAGTACCGATCACCATCGAAGATAACCAGAGGTTCACCGGCCCAGTCCTTGACCGGCATCGCCGCAAATTTTGCTTGGCGCCGGAAGTGTCGGCACTCATCGCAGGAACTGTTCACTTCATAGATGGGGTGTTCAGGGTTCACTTCGCAGCGGCGGTGAGTTGCGCCGCAGTAGCGGGCAAGATTTTCGTCGTCGCCGAAAAATCGACCACCAGAGGAAACCCAGCCGGTTACCGTTTGGAGGCTGGCTGCTTCCGGAGCGTCGTACATGATGATTGGCTTTTGTGCAGACATGACTTCGTCCTTGCCGCTATAGCGGCTGACTTTGAAGGGGGAGGGAGTTACTGCTGTGCTTTACTGATTGCTGCATGCATGCAAATCGCAGGCAGTGATCGGGTGCTTAGCTTTGATGAAAATAGGTTTGGCGTTGCTGATACTGCCAATTGGTGCGACGTTGGCGTATGAGCCCGATAGAGCAGTTACCAATCTCGCCCACGAACTGGCCGAGTGCGCAGGCTTTTACACCCTCTCGGTAATGGTTTTTGAGGCTCAGGCGCCAGAACTGTCTGAGAAAAGCAAAGATATCGCGGCTACCGCCTTCTATTACTCCAAAGAACTCACAAGCGAGAAGTTGACTCGCGCGCGTACGGAGATGGCGGTGAAGTCAATGATGAAAGAGATCGACAATGATTCTGCAAACTACTCAATTCTTCTGAACAAATATGCAGAGCAATGTAGTGAAATCGTTGCAGATCCGACTGCTCGAATGGATTTTTGGCTAAAGAAGGAGGATTAATCACGCAGCTTCTTGCTGCCGCTCTTGGCGCAACGCTTCCTGCACTGCCTCGACGACGCGGCGCAGGTAGGTGAATTTGTGGTTTTCTTCGACCGCCTTGCCGTCGAGCGGGTAATGCCATTCATCGCCGAACAGTTCTGTCAGTAACCTGCTTTGATGCCAGCACTCGTTAGCGCTCTCTATGCCGCGCAGCTCGTCGATGTCGCTCCAAAGCTCTCGGGCTTCGTCTTTACTCAGCTCACCCAGCTCCCACTCATGGCGCCCTGTCTGTTGCCGGCGGCGCTGAACGATGCACTTCTTGGCCAGAGCGTGGAGGGCGTTACCGCTGAACACCGTGGGGCTGATCCCGCGATCTAGGCAGTTGAGGATGTAGTGCCAGTCGCAGTCGGCGACAAACTCAGCGACGGTGCGCGGCCCCATTCCACCCCAGTAGGCGTTCCAGCTGTTGTTCCAGCAGTTGATCGTGATCTTGCCCTGGGCGGTCTGATAGCTTGGGTCGGATTCAGTAGGGCAGTCGCGTCGGCCGAAGTCCTCGAGGAATACGGTAATCGGGTCAAGCCGCGGCGCGCCGGTGATCACCAGTTTGGTCACAGTCGAGCGCTCAACCTTCAGCGGATCGGCCGTTTTGTTTTCTGTGGGCATGGGGCGTCCTATGCCGGGGCATGCCCGGGCGGTGGAGGGTGTCAATGGGGGAAATGTTCGAAGTTCTCGTTGTGCCAGCGCTTGGCACAAGTTTCCGGCAATGCGTGATTTAACGTGCGCACCGTTCAATACACCTCAAGCCAATCACTTGAGGTTCAGACCATGCTCGACAAACTCTTGAAGATCGTTCGTCTCGTTACAGCACTTCTCGCAATCTTTGAATTCATACGCCGTATGGGCTGGGTGTGATCAGGCGGCAAGGCGCTGATAAAGCTCGATGATGTCTGCGGCATTGGCGGCGACCAGCGCCTCGGCTTCGTCGGGACATACGCTGTTGCCGATCAGTCGCACCTGGTCGACCTTCTTGATGTCGCGCCATTCCTCGGCGCCGGTGACTGGGTCTACGAACAGGCCCCGATCAATGATGTAGTCCTTGTCGAAGCCTTGCGCGGCCTTGAGTTCAGGCGGCTGCAGCATGCGCAACGTGATGTCGATCAGCACATACCCGCCGACCATCACCATTTCCGCCGGATCCTTGAAATGCTCCGGCAGATACGCGTGCATGAATGCAGCGCAGCGTCGGGCGCCTTCCATTTGCTCAGGCGTCAGCGTATCCGGCACCTGAACTGTCTCGACGACCGCCACGCGATCTTTCGTCGGTAGCGTGTGCATCGGCTCGTTGAGCGAAATGCCGTCCTTCTCGTTTCCGTAGTACTTCACCAGGTAGGCGTTGACCAGCCGCTGGTTGGCGCCGGATTGGCAGATGGTCGATATCGGATCGTAGGCCGATCGGCCGTCGCCTTTGTAGAAGCCACCATTCGCCTGCTCGAAGAACGCTGTGACGATGCCGTGACGCGCCGCGCCGGCCAGAACTGTCTGAGTTGGATCGTCAGGTGAGCTGCCCGCGGCGTTCTGCCCGAAGGCGGTCATATGCGCTGCTGCCATTGCGAAGTGTCCGCCTTTGACTTGGGCGACCTGAGTGCGCAGCGGCTCCTGCACGTCAAAGTTGCGCTGTGCTGATCCGTTCGCGCACTCGGTGAGAAAGGGCGCTGCAACAGGCTGCACCAGTGCGTGATGGGTGCTGCCCGCGCTGATCGTGGAAAGCGCTTCATCGGTACCGTGCGTGCTGGTGTGCGCCGATGAGGTGCCGCGCATTGGCACGATGAAAGTCTTCGCACTGGTCAGGACATGACGCCAGCAGCCTTTGGCCACGCGGCGCATCGTGTTCTCAGCCATCGGTTTGTCGCGGAAGATCGTGCGCCCGAGGTTGCTCCAGTCGATGCACTCCGCCGCCGAGCGCCACGGCAATTGTTTCGCCGCTGGCCGCTTGTGACGTTTCGGCGCGGGCCAGACGATCGGCTTCCCGTCGCTGCGCGCCACCAGATAAAGCCGCTTGCGGATAGTTGGGGTGCCGGCGTTCGCCGCGATGCGCTCCCGCCACTCAGCGTTGTAGCCCAGTCCGCGCACCAGAGCCTCCATCGGCACGAACTCTCCGATCGCCTCAATGATTTCCGGCATGTCCGGATGATCGGCGGGCAAGCCGGTGCTGATCGCGGAAATGAACGCCCTGAAGGTGCGCCCGCGCTCAGACTTGATCGGTTGACCGTCTTCGTCGATTGGGCCCCAGTCGCAAAATTCTTCGACGTTTTCGAGGAAGAGCAGGCGCGATTTCGTTACGAACAGCCAGCGGATCACCACCCAGGCCAACCCCCGAACACCACGATCGCGCGGCGCGCCGCCTTTGGCCTTGCTGTGGTGACGACAATCCGGTGATGCCCAAATGATCGCCACCGGCTGTCCGCCCGTGGCTTCCCGCGGGTCAACCTCGAAAACGTCAGCCACGTAGTGCGCTGTCGTTGGGTGGTTGGCGCGATGCACAGCCAAGGCGATTGGATTGTGGTTCACCGCGACGTCCGGCTCCCGGTATGCCCGGGCGATGCCGGTGCTGGCGCCACCGCCGCCGGCGAACAGGTCGACCACCAGTTCCTTTTCGAACGGCAGGCCCATGCTTGGCTGTCCATGAATGAACTGGGGTAATTTCTGTTGTGCGGACATAGGGGATCCTCGCCGGTATAGTTGCGTGAACAATGGAGGTGTTTATGGAGTGTTTCGTCTGCAATCAAGAAGCCGAGCAGCATGAATCGGTGGGTGACTACGAAGAGCTTTCATGCCCTGAGTGCGGACGCTACCGCGTCAGCGGAACGGTCGTTGGCATGTGGGAGAGAGCGCGCTGGCTGCATACTGTTGCAATGCAGCAGTGGATCGAGGAGCAGCGCCGCGCTGGCGTCAGCGTACCTATCATCACCAGTGATGTTGCTGTATGGGACGGAGTTCGCGCCGGCGATTAATCACCGCAGAAGCAGTCGATGTCTTCCGCGAGATAGTCAAAATCGAAGTCGGTTTGCCGAGATCGCTGCTCGGCAGACCATCCCATCGTCTTGTAATCGGCTCGATCCTGTCGAAAGACCTGCCGGAATCGCTCTTCAGTGCCTGACCACCAGATCACCCGCGCCGGGTCGTCCATGATGGTCTTGATTAGCTTGCCTTCGTTCTTCTTCCAGCACAGATCGCAGTTGCCGAAGTCGGAGTCCATGCCAAGGTCGAAGGGCTGCGTCGCCCAGAACTCGGCAACATCTTCCTTCGTGACACCGGTAGTGTAGGAAGGGCAAACATTGTCCCACCGGGTGCCGCCGCGATCATTGGCGGCCATCATGCGGTGGTAACGCTTCGGTTCGTCGTACCGGATGCCTACGACGCAATCCCACTCTGTGTAGCCCAGGGCGCGCATGTGCTTCTCGCCGATCTTTACCTTCAGGTACGCGGTGCACATGTTGTTTGAGAAGTTCGGCAGCACCGGCGGCAGATTCTTCTCTGCTTTTCGGTAGGCAGCGTAATACTCAAGCATCATGGTGAAGGGTTCGCCGTTGCGGCTGGCCGTTTCGAAATCCACAAGCCTGTACCAAGGGGCGTCATCCGGCTGGCCGTACACGCGGCACCATTCCATCCATACGATATTCACGCTCCAACGCTTGGCGATCTGGTCGATGAAGACCAGCGTTTCCTCGCGCTCTTTGCCAGTGTTCTGGAAGAACAGGTGCACATCAGGCGGGAGGGTGCCGCCGTATGCTTCGAGGATCTTGTAGACCATGTGCCCGCTGGTTCGACCACCGCTGATGCCGATCTGTGCCGGGCCGGTGATCAGGTAGGGATTCATAATTGCTCCAGACAGCCGATTGCCTCGCCGGCTGGCGTGATTCGTATAAGTGGGGTATTTATCTGCAATCTCACACTGGCAGGAGGCCGACATGAGGTTGCAGAGCGATGTAGATGCGCTGGCGGCTATCGAAGAGGACGCTAAAGCAATGCTTAAACGGATAGGGCTGCCGGATGATGCGGTGAAGCTGGAGGTGGTCGTGTTCCTTCGGGAGGTGATCGACCTGGCCAGCTACATGGAGTCGGCACATCAAATCGTTGAGCCACCTAGTTTCGTCTGAGCTGGCGCATTGCCGATCGTTGCGGTAGTTGGGTTCGGCCCGGCATGGGCTGTCAGCGAACAAAATCTGAAATTTCAGAAAGTGCTGAGTCGATAGCCTCTGCTGCCTCGCCGGCAGTCATTTCACTGTGGTTCTTTAAAAGGTCATGAACTCGCTGCATGCATTCCTGCATGTCGTCGGCGGCAGACCCTTCTTCTGCCGCTTCCTCCAACTGCTCTTCAAGTTCGGCGACTTCTTGCTTCAGAGTGTCGATCTCGCTGAGATACGTCCCTCGAAACGATATCGATCTCCTCGCCATCTCAGCTTGGGCGTCTTCGTCGATTCCAGCGTAATGAATGAGCTCTTCATCGGTGAGAGCTGAGACAGGGAGACCCATGGACTTTCTCCAGTCAGGCGCCGCCCTCCGGGACCGGTGGTGGCAATTTGGTTTGGGTTGGGGTATTACATTCTTGCTCAGTCGAGCGAGACAATTGAACGGGAGATATCAAATGGATTTTCAGCAAGACCCCGACAGTTTCGGCAGCTATCTCGGACAAGCTGCCAGAGATATAACTCACGCGAGAACTAATTTCCTTGATCGGTTAGATCATTGGAAGGTTCTCGCAGAACGTAAATACGGAGAGTTGGTAACTATTGAGCATCTACCTGAGCAGCGAGGCTTTATTGGCTCGGTGTTGGGTAAGCCTTTCTCGTTGCTCGTAAGTCCGCTTGTAATCGACGGCAAGGGGCGACTTGAGGTCGTGGTCACTATTCCCAATCTTGCCGGCAAAGATAACGAGATATCCCGATTCAATGTTGATCGTAACGGTGATTTAGCTGATGACTACGAGATTGCCGGGGGCGATTTCGATAGCCTGATGAGCGTTAAAACATTCATGGGCATTCTGAAAAAAGTGCTGGAACAATCTATTCCGGTAGGCAGCTAGATCCAATTCGTAGCACCTCGCGCATCCTGAAGTTTTCCAGCCTTCGCGCCACAGACGGCGAAACCGTGATTTCGTGTCGCGGAGGTGTCAGCAATGGCAGGGCGCCGCCCGGGCCGAGAGCGTGCAGGTGGTGAATCATCAGCGTGATTGCCTCGCCCTGCTCCTCAATTCCGCTCCAGGCCATCAGCTCAGCAAGTGCTTGGCGAGTACCGGGCAGGCAGTGCAGCCTGATTTCCTCTTCGCCGCGGCTCTTCCTCTTCGCCGCGGCTTTCTCTGAACGTTCCGCGTTGCTCTTGGCCATGGCCTACCTCTTCAATTCCGCTGGCCGGCAAGTCCAGCCAGGTCTGTCGTTTGCGTTGTTGGGGTCTGGAACGTCTCACGCTGCTACCTTCACCTGATGCCAGGCGCCGGCGGCGTAGAACAGTTTCGCGGCTTCGGCTTCATCCAGCGAAACTTCGTCCGGAATGGCGATCCAGCCTGACGCCACCATATGGGTCGGGTTACAGCTGTTGCGCAGCTCCAGATAGTAATGCTCGATCGCATCGGTCAGGCGCTCGACCTTGGAGATGCCCTCGGGCGAGATTTCCACCGACTTGATGTACTCGGCGCCGCGCTCGTCGCGACACATGGCGCCGATGTAGATCGTCCAGCGGTAGGAGAAGTCGAAGATTGCATTGGCGATCGCCAGACTGCGGATCTGTCGGCAGCTCTTCCAGTTCGCCATGATCTGGCTGCCGCTGGGGTCGATGTTCACCACCGCGACGTGGTTGGTGCGCAGCAGCGCCCGGCAGCTGCGTTCAGCCCGGGCGAAGCCGTTGTTGGGTTTTCGTTTCGACTTCATATCGAGTCCGCCATTTTGCGCAGAGTCTTGCGGTCGGCGGCCGATATCGGCTTCGGCCGCCGCCGCTTGAGGACAGTTTCAGGGTCTATTTTCTTCGAGCGGGGCGGTGGCAGCGGATTGCGCGGCGGGCTCTTCAGTTGGTCGATCCGCCCGCCGGTGGCCAGGTACTGCGCGATTTGTTCAGAGATCAATTCGGCATCCGAGCGGTGCTGCTCGACGAGGTTGAGGTGGTTGCTGATCATGCTGGCCTCACTTGATCCGAATCGAACTGTCGCCGCGCTCCAAGTGCGCATAGGCCGGTTCTTCAATGAGTTCGTGTTCTGCGTCTTCGCCGGCAGCCATGCGCTTGCGCACGGTTTCGTTGTGCTCGCGAATTTCCTTGAGTTTGGCGGCGATCGCGTTCTTGTCCGGTGCAATGCTGGTTTTCACGGATGTCAGTTCGTCGGGCACCGCGTCCTCGTTGTCGACGATGACTTTCTCCTTGCCCAAGGCCAAGGTGATGGTGAACAGCGGGCGCTTGATCGACTTAAGATTCGCGGCTTCCATGTTCCGGCGTAGGTAATCGCTGATCTGCGCAACGCTGTTGGACTTGATGCGCTTGAGCTCGGTCAGTCGCTCAATCTCCGTGTCGATGGCCGTCACGTCGCTTTCAATGTTGCGGCGCAGCATGACGATGCTATCGGCCTTCACCTCAAACTCGCCTTGGATTTCGTCCATTGCGTGCTGCAGGGCCTCTTTCAGGCCTTCGTCGTCGGTGTCTGCCATTCCCTGAAGTTCGGCGAGCTTGCCGGTCAGTGCATAGAGCTGGGTCATGCTGCATTCTCCCTTTCAGATGCTTCTTTGATTCGTTTCCACTCCAACGAGACTCGCTCAACGCCCTTGGTGTCCTTGCGAATGGTCAGTTTGCGCACGGCAACGTCGTGGATTTTCTTCAGCTCCTGAGCCGACTGGGCGCCGCCCATTGTGTCGATGACCGACTTGATGTAGTCCAACCGTTCCTGCTTCTGGCGATCTTCCTCTGCTACACGATCTTCAGCTTTGTTCAACGCCACCTCATCCCGAACCGTCTCGACATATGCGGCGTCATCGAACAACCCCATGTGGATGTCTGCGGCGAATCCGAGCGGCTGGAGGCATTTACCGATGGCATCTGTGAGCGACTTCTTTGCCGCCTCCCAGTCGGTGATGATCTTGCCTTGCTGCAGGAGAACGAATGGAGTGTGCCCGTAATGCGTCACGGTGCATTTCTGTCCGCCTTCGCCCTGGTACCAAAGCTCAATTCTCATGGTGTGGACTTTCGCGTTGATCAGTGGCGCGGTCGGCCATTCCTTGGTCGGCGCTTGCAACGGGCCTCCTTCGTCGAATCGCTCTTCAAGGATGGTCCAGCCCCAACCTTCACCGCATGGGCCGAATACCTCCGTGGCTTTGCGCATCAGGTAGGTCGGCTTGATGGCCGTACCCTTGAAGCCGCCCATTCCGGTGAAGTTCTTTGTAGCGCTCGGATCGGTCGTGTCGACCTGATCCCAGATCCGCGTATTCGTGGACATGAGGAATCCTTGCCGCGCTATGCGCAGCGATTGAATGCATTGTTTATTGAGTGATGCGGTCGGCGAGGGCGCTGAGCAGCATCAAGAAGGTGAAAACGCCGATGGCAGAGAGCGATCCGCGCCGAATCAGAATGCGACGGGCAAGCTGGCGACCGGTCACGGCCGAACCCTGACCGCGATGCGCCTGCCTTTCATGGTTGGCGCCAGACGCTGCGGCAGATTGGCGACCAAGTCCTCGCGCTTGCGGCCGATCACCTCATTAAAGGGAAGGCCGAAACCGAGCAGGGCGATCTTGTTTTCGATGTCCTCGAGCTGTTCGTCGATCAGCGATTTAACCGGTGTCGTACTCATGCTTCCTCCTTGCGCCGCTGACAGGTGTCACGTAGGCGTTTGCAGTAGTGGTTGAATTCGTCGGTGGTAATCGCGCCATCGGTGAAGAGGCGGGTGATCAGCCCCTGCACCAGCATGCTGATGTCTTCTTCGCCGGCCGGCACCGACACACCATCAAGGGCTTGGTCGATCAGGATATGAGGACTCAAAACCCGCACTCCCGCTCGACGCGATCGCTTTCTCGCTTGGCATCGCGGTATTCGTTGGCGTGCACTGCGACCAGGTCGCCGGCCAGCCTTCGAACAATCAGCGGATCACCGCCGACGGCTTCGATGGCCCAGGTATGCAGAATCCCGCTATCGCCGCGCCGGATTAGCTCGATCAAAATCTTCTCGATGTACCGATCAGGGTCTGGGTTCGCGGCCATCTGATCCGCCAGCGCCTCCGGTAGGTGGTCGGCGTTGACCAAGACCTTGCTTCGCCCAACCGGGTTGGGCGCCTCGACGTGGCGCCGATGAAGCAGATCGTCGACCGACTCGGTCAGCCATTCTTGACCTGCCTCCGTGTCGAGAAAGTCGTCTTCCGGGATGGGCTTGCGTAGAGCTGACATGGTCGTCTCCAGAGTGGCGGGGTGTTGATCCAACAAAACTCGGATGCACTCATCCGTTCCGCTGTTTGCCGATGGGCGCGGAGGGGAGTGCATTCGGGATTTGTCGGGAGATTGATGACTAGCTGCGGGGTCTCATTGCGGTACGACACGCAGAAAAAAGCCCGCGAGAGAGGCGGGCTTCAGTGGGCAGTCTTCAGAGGCAGTCGGACTTGCCTATCTGAAACTCAACTATCGGTGAGCTGGTTGAATCTTTGTACAGAAGGTTAATGGAAAGACCCGTTTTAACGAACTGTCCTAAACCTTTTTCATTGCAGAATGCAGAAACTCCAAGCGCTTTAGCGTCCTTGGTGAACTCATCGGTATCGATTTCGTCCTTCGCTACTTTTGTGAGTGTGTAAGAGATACGCATGACCTCATCGCTGTAGGTCACCGAGTCAATGCGAGTTGAGTCATCAGATGCTTTTCCGGACTGAACACTCATGATTAGCGCGAGACCTTTTAGCTGGCGTTCACGCTCCTGCATTTTCTCTTCCGGAGCAGTCTTCGCATGCCATACCTGTACCAAGATAAAGAGCAAAGTCATTGCCGAGAAAAATATGATTATTCCGCGATTCTGTTTCAACTGAGATTACCGTAGCAAAAGGCCATTACTTATTTGACCATGCCTGCATGACCATCTCAAGTTGCCAGAGCTGCCGGTTACGTCTCCGGCGCCGAGTTCCACGGCCGTGTTCAGTTCACCAGCGCTCGATAACAACCGATTCTGGGATTTGATGCAGGTGGGCGGTTATAGGCCGCAGTTTCGTCCGCATCGGATTGCGATCTCGCTGAACTTCAATCAGCACCTCCCTCGCGAGCGGGCGCCCTGTCTGGAAGATCGCAAACCGATGCGCTCTCATAGAGAGGATCGGGCAGTTAACGACAGGCTGTCGTGCGCTGGTTGTTCAGTCGTAGATGCCGTAGCTGAACTCATCCTCATCGCAGTCGACGATGATTTTGGATTTACCGAAGTAGAGTGCAGCGACCATCTTTTCGAATGGAGAGCGGAATTTCAGTGTTTGGCTGATCTTCTCGTTGTCGATTTTGGCGGCGTACACCGAGCCAACCTCATGACCTTTTTCGTTTCGGTCTTTCCCGTAGCGGTCGAAGCTGATGTGGATCGCATTGCCGAGCATGTACTCGCTGCGCTCGGAGCTTCGGGAATAGGTTGAAATCCCGTGATCCTTCGGTTCCTTGTCGAAGTAGATGTGCATGCCACCGTAGTCGGATGGCTGGAAGCGAATGTCCGGAGCTTCCCAGTGATCTTCGGCTGCCGACTCTTTGTGGTCTTCGACGAAGGCTTCCAGCAGCGCCTGCAAGCTGATCACTTCCGGCAGCGCATCTTTGTTCAGCACCTCATCGATCTGTTTCTGCGCCAAGCGCACCATGTCGGCTTCGACGCCACTGTTTTCCCACTTTTCCTTCAAAGCAGCAGCGACCATCGCGTTGTAGCGGGTCAGCTCAAAGATTTCGGTCAAATTGGCTGGCAGCGCGGCCTTGATTGCCTCCTCGACCTGCTTGCCCATTTCGCCGTAACGGCCGAAGCAACTGTCGACCACGCTGGTGAACATCTTCTTTACATGCTCATCGATGATTTCGACTGGCTTGTCGCTGTTTGCGAAAGCAGTGACGCGCTCGGCGAGCAGCGCTTGAAGTGTTTGTTCGCTCATTTGATGCTCCGTGCTTGATCGGTTGATTTCCCGTCTGGCCCTGTCGCCAAGGCCAGCCAGTGAAATTTGTTTTTCTCCGCACCCGCTTACCAGGTCATTCACTCAGTTCGGTCAACACCTCGTCCGCCGTCGCAGTGGGCTGCGCGTTGGCAGGCTTTCGGGCCTGTCGGATCGCCGGTCGCCAGTAGAGGCAAGTGCGGTTTTGTTCATCGGTTTACTGACCTCCCACCGATGGAGCCGGGAGTGACCTAATCGGACTGGCCGGGTAGTCGTTCATGGCACGGGTTGTTAAAGAGCGGCGCGGCTTTCGCTGCGGGGCCGGTGTTGCGTTGGCTTGCGAATAAAAGTAGCAGCGCTGCTATTCAAAGTAAATAGCGCTGCTAATAATAATTTCTGCGGGCGTAAAAAAGCCCGCACATGGCGGGCTTGGGAAAAGTGGGGTTCAGTCAAGAATTGGTGGGTATTTCCCGCTTACGGAATCCCGGTACATGATTTCGCTGAAGAGCCTCGGCTCATTCCGAAGGAGCGCTAAGGCCTGCTTTGCCTCTTCTTTTGTTTCAAACGGGCCGGCCCCAATTGCCGTGCCAATCATTGGAACAACTGGAAGTCCAAGCGCCTTGATCGCCTCGATGGTGCTTAGCTGCTCCGCACCCTCCTTACAGGGTAATGCAACCCACCCGTTCCGGAGTCGTGGAGCCTGAATAGCTTCAACATCTGCACTACAGTGCTTGCACTTGATGGCTGCGCTCTTGATCGTTTCGGCGCAGAAAGGGCAGGCACGCTCGGCGGACGCACCAACTCCTAGCCCCAAACTGTTTTTCGGTTTTTCTGTGTTTGCGGAGGAAGCCCAAACCAATGCGGCGACCCATCCTAAAAACGTCCAGCCAAGGAAAAGATTGACCAGGAAAATCGACGTTCCGTTGAGGTGCTTTCGACTTGAGGCAACAAATGTGGGCAGGAAATAGATTACGAAGCCGACCACCAGAAACAGAAAGCCAGCCATAGGACTTCCACTATCCATATCGTAAAACCTGATCCATTGAGGGAGACGCGGATTTTACCATTCGTGGCCGTGCGCCACCATCTTCTGCACCGTCAGTCGCCGCCACTGAACGGCAGCGCTTTTTTGGGGGGGGCTCAACCGGTGCACCCCTCCAGGTACTCACTATAAACGACGATGGGAAAGAGCGGGCCCTGTCCGCCTGGCGCAAGTTACTTGAAGAGCCAGAAATCCGAACGGACGCCGATGAGCATTACGACGAACTGCTGAAGCTGGCGGACGGGTACAACCGCGCGTAATCGACGGTGATGACTGGCGGGAGCTGGCGGAGGAGGCGACTGTCTTTTATGCGCATTCGGTCGAGATGGCGAGGGGGGGGCGCAGAGTTGCTGAGAAAAACAGCCTGACGTCTCGACAAACATAATAAAAAGCCCCTGCGTCAGGGGCTTTTCTGGGCAAATTTCACCGAGGCCTAACAGCAGATCTTGGTAAATGCATCCTGAAGGATTCGCAGCATTTTATTTTTTATAGCTTGTGCTCTGAATGTACGCAAGCTCTACGTGTTGTCATCCAGAATAAAATCTATTGTCTCGCGAATTTCGGGAGTTGCGTTTACAAACTTAATCCGCTTATATGAACTCATGCCCAAACTTTTAATTGGGGAGGCAAGCAAGGCACTCAGGAAACTATGAGGCGAGCTTACAACATTCTCGAAGTTTATCAGGACGTTTTTCCCTTCTTCTATTGCAGGAAAAATTCTTTTGTCACGCAGTTTTATTGCGGCCTCTTTGTCTTCTGCGTATTTTCCGAAAAAGTTTTCAATGCCAATTAAAATTGTGGTTGCAGCTTCCTTTGTATCGCCGAATTTTTGCTCTTTGTCGGCGGCCTCACGGAATTCCTGCATTATTTTGTGCAATACGAAATTCGAGTTTCTTTCCAGGCGGAGAGAGACCAGTACAAGAGTGCCTGGCCATGCTGTTTCCATTCGTCTACGCGTTACATCTCTCGGTGATATGTGAACTAGTCCATTTCCTGAAAGTATGTGCATGTCGGCGTTTAAACGCCTTATAATATTTGATGAGATGAATAATCCCATGCCTGCGTTATTTTTATTTTTATATGGGTCGTTACGGCCAAAGGTTCCAGAAACTTTTGGACGCAAAGCAAACTCAATCGCCTCCTCGTCCGTTTCTAGTGGTGGAAAGGCTTGTTCTATATGTGCCTTTATGCCGACTCCCAAGTCGGCAATAATGAATTGGATTTCGTTCCGCTGTTTGTACCATGTGAACTGGACTAGTGATGGTATGCGAACGCTTCTTGGTCCTGAGAAACAGCTGCCATGTTCCATAGTGTTATATAAAAGCTCGCCCAGAACATAACGCAAAGTGCTTTCATACTCAACGTTGAATCCATCTGTGTATGATTCTGCTGACTGTATGACCGTCCCGAAATCCTTCGCGTCTCTAACTGCGAAAAGCGGTTTAAAATGATTGCCTTTGAACTGCTGGCCATCATTAAATAACACGGCAAATAAACCTCGCGCACCCATTGTGCGCCACATTTCGCTAGCTCCAGTAACCTTTTCATTTTCTACAAAGGTTACTCGACAGCCTTGAGATTTTAATTTCCAGCCGTAAATGGCAAGCAGGGACAAAGCTTGATAGTTAGCTGTGTGACATCTCGTCAGGTCGATCTCTACTGGCGAGTCATGAATATTCCAGTTAAAAAAACTAATGAGCCTCTCAAAGTCATAAACATCATGCTCTTTAAAGGAAAATCGTGGAGGTAGCTGAAGCTTGACCACTCTCTGATCCTCTAGCTCTTTTTTTAACTCTTCGAAACCTTCGTGATACATCGTCAGTCCCTTTACGATTTCAGAATGGTTTTCAGTCATGACCTTTACATCATTTTTGGTGTAGTTGTCAGCGAGAATACATAGCCCACCAGAACACATGCCCCAAAATCGATATCTGCTGCTCCTGGATCTGCTGGAACGTATAGTCCTCGTCCGGATGCTCATCACGGTTGAAGCTGCGCAAGCGAATCCCGATCGGGATGCGGTAGACCTGCTTTACGCGAAGCTGGCCGTTGTGGTTGATGGCATACATCTCGCCGTCGACGATATCGCTCAGTGAGTTTTTCCCCACGTTCACGCCAACTGTGGCGCCGTCGCGCAGCACGGGCATCATGCTGTTCCCGCCAACCTTCACGCACTTCGCGTTGCTGAACTGAACGCCGTTGTGGCGTAGATCCTTCTTGTTGAAGCGGAGGCGTGAGTTAGCGCTTTCCTCAATCGCAAACCTGCCAGATCCGGCCGCCAGTTCGACTTCATGAAGGAAGGGGACATAGACCTCATCGTCATCGAGCGGGGTTTCGTCGTCCCAAGTCTCGATGCTTCCTAATTTTACGCTTGGCTGTATGCGGTCCTGCTGCACGCTGGCAACAGTGGATAACAGTCGAGAGCTGACTTCGCTTGCATCGAAGTTGAGCGCCTTTGCGAGCTTCAGCAGCGCTTCAACATTTAGTGGCACCTTCCCGGTGGCGTATTGGCTGAATGCGCTTTGCCCGGACCATCCACATGCTTCGGCAACGTCCGCCTGCGTCAGGCTGCGCCCGGCCGCTTTAGCAGCTGATTTCCGCTGTTCGTAGATAGCTTTGAGCCTGGCGCTCTCGGCGACTTCTTCGGGGGTGAGGGGGCGACGTATTTTCATACGAATAAGAGTATTAGCAGAGCTGATATCCAAGCAAACAGCGCTGCTAGTATTTTGTTGCTGATAAAAAGCAGCGCTGCTACTATCCATTGCAGATATCAAGCCGTGGAAATTCCATGAAAAAGATCCCTTTGAGCAAATACCTAGAAGAGCACGGCACTCAAGCCGCGCTTGCTGCTGCTCTCGGCGTGAACCAGAGCGCGATCTCGCAAATGGTTCGAGCCGGCAGAAGCATCGAAATCACCCTTTATGACGACGGCCGTATTGAAGCGAATGAGATTCGTCCGATCCCGGCGCGCCCCAAGCGCACAGCAGCCTAAGGCAGTCATTGCTTACTGCCCGAACAAATGATCGCCCACGCACTGGCAGGGCGCCACGGAAACAACTTTGAGGTTTTACGAATGGAAGATTTTCTGCGGGCCTGCCAGAGCGCTGTCCTCGACAACGAAGCCAAGACCCTTGCTGCAAAGATGGGCGTTCCTCACGTTGGCCTGCTTCAGCGCGCCAATCCGGACAACGACGCACACCACCTGACCGTGGAGCATTTGTTCGGGATTCTGTTGCACACCGGCGACATGCGCCCTCTGGCTGCACTGGCGAGTGAATTTGGTTTCGACGTCGTTGCGAAAGCTGCGCCGGAGCCGCAAGCATTGACCAAATCACTGATCAACGTCGGCAAAGAGGTCGCCGATCTGACCATCGCGGTGCACCAGGCGCTGGATGACAACCACGTCAGTTCTTTCGAGAAAAACTTGATCCGCCAGGAGATCAACCACGTTCGGCAGAGCCTAGACGTGATGGATGCCTCGGTGAAGGCTGCCTGAACTCCGGGCACAAAAAAGCCGACGTAGAAGGTCGGCTGATTCGCAAAACTAGAGAGACCCGATTATGCAGAGCGAACCCAATTCAAGCAATACCCCCCAAAGTGTCGCGACACGTTTTTCGAATTCTGAAAACGTGTCGCGTACCACGATGTCTTCTCGCGAGATTGCCGATCTGGTCGACTCGCGCCATGACAAGGTCAAACAATCCATCGAGCGCTTGGTAGAGCGCGGTGTAATCGTCCAGCCCCCATTGGGGGATGAACAATTCCGCGACTCGCTTGGCCGCCCACGGACCGAATCCGTCTACCACGTCGGCAAGCGCGACAGCTTCGTTGTCGTTGCTCAGCTCAGCCCTGAGTTCACCGCCGCCCTCGTTGATCGCTGGCAGGAGCTGGAAGGGCGGATCGCCCAGCCGCGCGAACTCTCCCGCATGGATCTCATCCAGCTCGCCTTTGAGGCTGAACAGCAACGCCTGCAACTGACAATCCAGGTCGAAGCGCAGGCCTCGAAAATCCACTCCATGGAGAACCTGTTCAAGGAGGGGATGACCCATACCCAGTTCTGCAAAGGACTCAACGGGGTCAACGTCATGCAGGTGGGCAAATTCCTCGAGGGCCGGAACTGGCTCTACAACGAGAGCAAATCCGGCCTGCGCTTCCGTGTGGCGTCATACGCACGCGACAAGTACATGACCGAGCATCAGACCGAAGTAACCCCTCACGGCCGCGAGCCATTCGTTTCCTTCACGCCGATCTTGCTCAAGAAGGGCGCCGCACGCCTGTACGATCTGTACCTGACCGGCGCACTACCAATGAAGAAGAACTGGGACGGCTTGTTCACTCATAACAAAGCCTTGCGAGGTGCTGCGTGAGCATGGGCCTTATGGTCGCCGCGATGAAGCTTCGCGTTGGCAATCCATTGCGCAAGCTGGTGCTGATCAAGCTGGCGGACAACGCCAGCGACGTAGGCGAGTGCTGGCCTTCCTACCAGCACATCGCCGATCAGTGCGAGATCAGTAAGCGTTCCGTTATGAATCACATTGCTGCCTTGTGCGACTCGGGACTACTTCGCAAAGAAATTCGGAAGGGTGGACCGAAGGGCAATTCGTCGAATGTTTACTTCCTGACTCTTGATGGTGGTGCACCTCCTGCACCAGGGGTAGTGCAGCAGATTCAGCGGGGTGGTGCAGCAGGTTCACCCCCTAGTGAATCTCCTGCACTAGGGGGTAGTGCAGGAGCTGCACCCAGAACCAGTCACTCTTCTGAACCAGTCAATGAACCGGTCATTGAACCAATTGCACCCCCGGCTTCCGCCGAGGTTGTGCCGGCTCAGTCCCGCAATCTGGTTCTCGTGATTGATCGCACCGATGCGCCACGGGTTGAGATTCCCGCTGACATGCCGGGCCCAAAAGACCAATCCTGCAAAACATTCAAGGTCTGGGCGAACTACGCCATGGCCTACCGCAAGCGCTACAGCACCTGGCCGGTGTGGAACGCCAAGGTCGGTGGCCAGCTTGGCCAACTGGTCGACCGCCTCGGCGCCGATGTCGCCCACCACGTCGCGGCGCACTACCTGAAAACCAGCGATGCCGCCGTGCTGCGCAAGTGCCACAGCCTCAACGAACTACTGGTCAACGCCGAGAGCTACCACACCCAGTGGGTGACCGGTCAGCGCATCAACGGGACAACTGCTCGCCAGATGGAACGTACCGAAGCGAACGTCTCCGCCGCCGAGCAGGCCGCGCAAATGGTCTTGGCCAAGCGCCAAGCTGGGGAGCGCAATGAATACCTTTGAAATGAACGACCAGCAAGTTGCCGGGCTCGCTGCTGCGATCTGCGCCACCGCCGAGGCCATGGGTCAGGAAATGAACCCAGGCACTGCGGCGATGATGGCCGAAGACCTCTGCGCGTACTCGGTGCCCGCCGTGAAAGCCGCGCTGAAGGCATGCCGCTTTGAGGTGAAGGGAAAGCTCGCCATGGCTGACATTCTCCAGCGAGTGCAGGCTGCTGACGGCCGTCCGGGCAAGGACGAAGCTTGGGCGATCGCCATGACCACCAACGATGAATTTGAAACCGTGGTGCTGACCGACGAAATCCAGCTCGCACTGGCTGCTGCGAAACCTGTCCTCGATGCGGGCGACAAGGTAGGTGCGCGCATGGCGTTCAACAGCGCTTACGAGCGTTTGGTGGGGCAGGCCCGAGAGGACAGCAAACAGGTCAACTGGCACGTATCCGTCGGCTTCGATGCGAACCGCCGCACGCAGGCGATCACCAAAGCCGTGCAAATGCAGCGAATCCCACATGAGCGCGGGCAGCTGTACCTGGCCGACTTGAGTGTCGCGCCGGTAACTGAAGACGGCCGTGCCGTCGTTGCGCTGCTCACCGGTGAGATTGCGCGTCCTTCGCCAAAACTGCGCGAGAAGCTCGCCGCGGTGAAGGATTCGATGCTCGCCATGCGCCAAGCATCGGCAGAGGAAAAAACAGAACTGCGAATTCTGGCGGCCAATGAGCTGGCGGATCGCCGGGCGCTGCTGATTCAGCAGGCTGAACAATTGGAAGCAAGGAGTGCGGCTCAATGACCATCGACAAACAAAAACTCCAGAAGCTGCTGTGGGCCGAAGCGGCATCTTTCCGTGCCGACTGCGCAGACTGGAAGCGCAACACTGAGGCGCTGCAGGAATTCCTCGGGGAGAAAACCGTGGAAGAGGTAGCGCTGGAGCTGCTGGCCGACAACGAACGACTGACGCAGCAACTCGCTGAGTTGATCGAAGGGTTGCCAAATAAGGTGGCCGCTCATGGCTGACAAAATCTCCGTGAACTGTCAGGCAAAGTTGTCCGAAGCCATTACCAAACTCAGCACCATGTATCGCGACAAGAAGTTCGTCGTTGTTTCGCTACGCCCCGGTAAGGATCGCACGCTCGATCAGAACCGGCTGTGGTTTGCGATGTACAAGCGGATTGCCGAGATGACCCAGATCGGCGACGAGGCCGACGCTCGCCGGTACTGCAAGTTGCACGTCGGCGTGCAGATCCTGCTGAACGAGGATGCCGGGTTTCAGGCTGAGTGGTACAGCGTCATGCGTCACCTCCCGTACGAGACGAAGCTGGCCATGATGGGAGGCTGCAAGCTGTTTGGCCCGGACGGTTTCCCGGTCACCAGTTTGTTCGATCGCGCGCAGGGCATTGCCTACACCGACCGGATCGTCGCGCGCTTCGCACAGCAGGGCGTGTACTTCGATGATCTGCTGAGCCAGGAGGCCGCATGACGATCGAGCGAAAACCGCCCCGCGCCAAGAAGTGCCGTGTCCTAACGTGCAGGGCATCATTCGTTCCTGCGCGGCTGGGGCAGGCAGTGTGCAGCCCAGCCTGCGCGCTGAAGGATGCGCCACGGAATGAACAGAAGGCGAAGAAGGCTATCGCTCAGCGCGATCGCCGTGAAATCAAAGTCCGCAAAGAGAAACTGAAGACCAGGGCTGACCACCTGCGCGAAGCCCAGGCCGCGGTGAACGAGTACGTCCGCCTACGCGATGCGCACCTGCCGTGCATCAGTTGCGACTCGATGCCGAACGACAACGACCTGATGACTGGAAGCCGCTGGGACGCTGGCCACTACCGATCTGTCGGCGCCTGTCCGGAGCTGCGCTTCGAGCCGCTGAACATCCACCGCCAGTGCGTGAGGTGTAACCGCAACCTGTCCGGTAACGCGGTCGAGTATCGCATCCGGTTGGTGCAGCGCATCGGTGCCGAAACCGTGGCTTGGCTCGAAGGGCCTCATGAGGCCCGCAAGTACACCGTCGAAGAAATCAAAACCATCAAGGCCGAATATCGGGCAAAGACCAGAGAACTGAAAAAGGAAGCAGCATGAAACTGATCAACGCAAGACAGGTATGGACTGAGGCTCAGCACGAATCGAACGCGTCGATCAGCGCTGCGGCCATCGAACGGGCCGAGTCGGCACCGGTGAAGAAGGGCGCCCGCATGCGCCGGCACGAAGCTGTGTTCGCCGCACTGGGCGATGACAAGGAAGAGCGCATCCAAGTCGTGCGCGAGAGGATCAGTATCAGCGGGACGCGTCGCACGCCAGTTGGCCGCTCTACCGCCCGCGCCGCGCACCTGGCGATGATCGGCAAAGTGCTGCGCGCGATCGACACGCTGCCGTTCCAGGTGCAGCAGTTTGGTCACTACCTGTACCACCCGGCGATGAACATGCGGCACCTGTTGAATGCTGTGCTGCTGATCACCGCCAAGGCGGCATTGCCTGACCTGACTTCGGCCAAGCGCGTGAAGGCGCAGTACCTGGTTACTCTGGCTCTGCAGTCGTACAAGGGCGAAGTGCAAGGCGCTGCGGAATGGGGACCGGCGCGTGTTGCCGCAGAGATGCTGACTTTCTTCGGCGTCACCATCGACCCGAAGAACTGGACTCGAGACTGGTTGGGCCTTTGGGTATCCCTGAAAGAAGTGATAAAGGAAGTGGATATTCAGGCTCAGCAACCACTATGGCAGGTGATCCACGCGGAAAAAGATCAAGAGGCGGCATAATCATATTGACATGACGGGGTTTTGCGCGTACTTTTCCCATAGTGCACAAGTAACGCGAAACGCACACGAAACCCTGAGCCCGGCCAAGCGCCGGGTTTTCATTTCAATGTTTAGTCGCGTGCTTTAACCGTGTAAAATCAGCACATAGCCAGGACTCATGCATCTGGCGCCCAGTTTCTGGGGATCGAAAGGTTCAAATCCGGCCATGTCGGCTGCTCAAATGGCAATTCTGTTCGTACTTACGGTCTTGATGGCCGTTCTTTACGCCACACCTGAATTGCTGATCGCAACAGTCCAATTTGCGAATGAGGGTAGTCTGATGATGAAAGAAACCATGATGCAATATGTACAGCCAGTAGCCACAATGATTGCCGCCATTTGGTGTGGATGCATGGCCAACGGTAAGATCCCCGTTTGATACGAGGTAAGACCTCACATGAAAAACCCGGCCGCCGCGCCGGGTTTTTTGTTGTCAGTGCTTTGAAACACAAATTATGTCTTGGTCATACTGCGGAATTTTTTCGGCAGGTACTTCCACCCACTGTGCTCCTATTCCCAGGCCATCGGGAAGGCATTCCAGGCAAATGACGATCCCGTAGGTGCATCGGCCAGCTTGGCCATAAGGGATTGACTCATCTACAAGGTGATCAATTTTCCGACCAAGATTGGTATTAAGGGCGCTTTCTATCTTCTCTTCCAGTGTCTTGTCGGAGTTGCCAGGTATCAACGCCCCTTTCAGGATCTTATTGGCAACGGTGACTTTTTCATTTGATGTTGATCGATTGAAATTGTACATAAATTCGTTTTGGGCTTGCGGAGACATCTCTGCAATCTCCGGCGCGTAGGGGGCGAAGTAAAATGTTCTAGCGCCGACGTCCTTTTCATTTGCCATTATGGGTTCTCTGATTTTTTGAAACCGTAGTGATAGCACCTGAGTGTTATTTTTCCAAGCCCAAGCAATGACTTGGGCTTTTTCATGCCCAGCCCACGGAGTCGAGCGCATGGAGTATCTACAGCGCCTGCTCGACAAGATCGACAGGTTTGAATTGCTGATCGCAGGACTGGTCGGCGCTGTCGTCGCAAGCTGGTGGCACAAAGACGATCTTGCGGACTGGCGTGCCTGGATGATCTTTCTAGTCACCGGCATTGCCTGCTCTCTGTACCTGACGAGCATGGTCAGCACCTACTTGGGTGTGACCGAGCCGAAGATAGTCGCGGGCATTGGCTTCCTGCTCGGCACCTTCGGCGGATCGCTGCTCGCAGCCATCAACCGAGCCATCAAAGCCGCTGACCTCTGGGCGCTCATTCGCCAGCGGTTCGGGGGAGGCAATCCACCATGAGTCTTGAACTGATCAACTCCGTCGCCTGCGGCTTGATTGCCTTGTGGGCGACCTGGTGTGTTCTGAGCGGTCGAGTGCGGGACGGCGTCATCGGCAAGCTGATCTATTCGGCGATTGCCATCAGCGGTTTCGTGGTGATGAGCCGGGAGCAGAACATCTTCATGATGGGGCCGACCACGGCCGGCATCACGCTCCACGCCTCGCTGGCTCTCGCCGGCATGCGTCACATCTTCATGGTCATCTGGTGGCAGCGGGTGAAGGCCTGGCTGTGCCGAACGCTCAACTGTGAGCACTGCATGCGGTGTGATAAGGCGCCGGGCGGGATCGAGCGGCGATCCAAGTAAGTCGCGACACGTTTCGCGAATTGGCAAATTGTGTCGCGACACTCAATTCACTTGGCAGGGCTAAGTCTAAAAAACACTGAAATCGTCTGCATACTATAATTCTAAGCGATAGGTTGAGTATTCCGTGATTTATGGTAGTCTGTGCGTGTTCTTTGCGAACACCCCCCTCGGTCTTCGGACCGACACGACTACACTCAATCGGTATTGATTATGAACAGTCTGAGAAAAAAACTTTCTGCTACAGCGACCGCGCAGGCACTCCTGGTGAATGCAGAGTCATATGGCATTGAGAAGGATCGGCATGTCAGTCGTTTCCGTCTCACTAAGAACAGCCTTGAAATGATTTCCGGAAGGGCGTTACTCACTCCGCAGTTCCTCCAAGATACCAACGGTGCTTTGTGGGAAATGAACTGGTCCATGATTGCCCTCCCGGATGGTGACTTCGCTTTTATCGAGACGAGTAAGATTGGCGTCTGGCCTCGGGTTGGCTGGAGTCGTCTTGAGGCTGCGCTGCGGGCAAGCGATCCAGAGGTAGCTATCGAGGTCGAGTTCAATAAGTGTTTTCCTGATTTCAAAGGCGAGCTCAGCTTTGACGATTGA